GATAGCTTTGTTGACTGCTTTGAGGGTGAGCATGATGTTAGCCCCAGGTGATTTCGAGGATTTCGTTGCCGCCGTTGTAGTCTTCAACTTCATAGCCGAGATCGCGAAGAGTGCAGACGGTCGCGTAGGCTTCATCACTGTTAACACCGATGCACATGGTGTAGCAACCGTTTTCGGCCAGAATCTTGATTTGAGCGAACAGCGCTTCAAGTGTGGTGAAAGGCTTGTTCCAGTTGCGACTGTAGAGTTTGGTTGCTTCAGTAACGTTCATGATGTCTGTCCTTCTTCGCGTTGTTTGCTTTCTATGTGTCCATGGTAAAGGGCCCGAAGGCCCTTGTCAACTACTTTCCTCATCAACCCCAGTCAATATCTGCTGGGATGCCTGTCACTCTCGGCTGCTTGTTGAACAGCGGTTCGTCTTTAGCGACTGCTTGCTGTACAGCTTTCACCTTCTGATCCTTCTCGGTGTCTGAGTCCACATCGCTGTAGCGCATCCGATTCCAATCGATCCCCAACAACTGACGCTTCATGCCTTGCTTGTTACCAAAGCGCGTCTTGATCAGGATCATCATCTGTCGACCCATCTCCATCAACTCATCGTTGGTGACGATAGCCGCAAACCAGTCGAGTGTTTGAGGTAACCCCACAGACTCAGACGTTGACGCCATGTCTGGGTTCTGCGAACTCATCCCCTCACGCGTTGTTTGAGTCGCTGTCACGATAGGCAGATTAAACTCAACAGCGAGCCCGCGTAGCTCTTCCGCAGTCGATTTGACTGTTGTGTATGAGTTCGCCCCGCCACCGGCCTTATAGCGCGCACTAGCACAGATGTTGATATAGTCGATGAAGATCACATCAGGTTTGAATTTCTTCTTCTGACGCAACTCTTTCAACAGATGTCGGAAGTGTCCTGAGTGTGCCGAGCTAGTCGGATACTCTTTGACAATCAACTTACCAACTGTCTTCAGTTTGAGTGCATTGACTTTACCAAGGAACCATTCCTTATCAAGGTCAGGATTCTTCAGGTCGTCAGTCGAGATATCAAGCAAGTTCGCATCAATACGCTCCTGAACTGCCTCTTCAGACATTTCCAGAGTGATGTACAGAACGTTCTTACCCATCTTCAGCCATTCGCCGGCCAGATAGCACATCAACGCAGACTTACCGACGTTCGAACCAGCCAGGAACGCTGACAGGGTCTTAGGAGGCAAGCCACCGTTGGTCAACGCGTTCAGCGCATTCAACGGGAACTTCAGACGCAACTCGGTGTTGGTGTAGTACTCAAAGCGGCGCATCGCATCTTCGAGGTAGTCAGAGCCTACAGACTGCTCAAAGCTGATCGACAGCGCTTCATCCAGAATCTCAGGGATTGCATGCTTGTCCAGCTTCTTGTCACTGCCCTCGATGATAGAGATGGATTTGTAGATCGCATTGAACAATGCCTTGTCGGTACAGTACTTCTCGGTTTCGTCGATGAGCCACTTGGTATCAGGTGCATCATCTTTCGAGTTGTACGCGCCCTGCAATGTTTCGACCGCGCTTTCAAACACATCCTCAGACAAGCCTTTCGCTTGAATCGAAACTAGCATTGCCTCCATACTTGGTATGGTTGAATACTTGTCGTACAGCTCACCAAAGAGGTTGAAGACTTCGCGGGTTGCGCCATCGAAGTACTCTTCTTTCAGGTATGGATATACTTTCCTCGAAAATTCATCATCGTACATTAAACCCTTTAGGATACTTTGTTCTATGGACTGCACACTACTACTCCGACAACAACTTAAATGAGATAGCCGCACAGTGTATTAGACTGCACGGCTATTAACAACGCCTATTGCTTAATCTTCGATGATCTCACCAGTTGCCTTGTCGATGCGAACGCCATCAATTTCCTCAACCCCATCATCAATGGTGAAAGTCTTCGGACTGGTCAGAGAGAACATCTGTTGCACCGCGTCTTTGAAGCTCTGATCATTAACCAGAGGATCCCAGAATGCGTCACTGCTAGTATCAGCCCGACGCCAGTTGCGATCACCGGCAACACCAGGACGAGTGAACCAACCATTCTTAGGCTTCTCGACATGGCCAGTTTCCAGAGCAACATCAAGCAATCCAGAAAAGCGATCAACACCACCGTCATAGGTCACAGTGATAGGGATAGCCGACTTCTCTTTGATGAAGCGCGATTTGTTGACGTTCAGCACGAACTCAAAGCCAAGCAGTTCAGTACCTTCTTTTACTTGACGTTTACCGATGATCAGTACAGTATGGGAGCTGTATTCGATACCAGTACCACCGGACACGACTTTCTTGGAATACATTTCCTGAGTGTCGTAGGTGTGGTTGATGCAGACCATCGGAATGTCTTTCGTGGTCAGCTTCGGCGTGACGATACGGAACAGACTTTTCAGGGTCTTGGCCCGAGTCATGTCACCGACAGACTTCTCATTCTTGACGTCCTCGACTTCTTTCTTCGAGGCAAGGTTACCGATGGAGTCAACGAAGATCATCACCCGATCTTTCTTGGTGAGTTCGTCAAGCTTCTTGTTCAGGTCGAAGTTCAGTTCTTCGATGTTGGTAATCGGGATGTGGAACACGCGGTCGTTGTCGATCCCCGCAGTTTCGAAGTATTCAGGCGTTGCACCGAACTCCGAGTCGTAGAACAGGATGATCCCGTCTTTGTACTTGTCTTGAAACGCTTTACACAGCACAAGCGCCATGTTCGATTTGAAGTGCTTAGAAGGACCTGCGAGTTGGTGCAGACCGCGCATGAAGCCACCGTCAAGGGTGCCAGAGAACGCTACGTTCATCATGTAGACCGGCATAGCGACCAGGTCAGTCCCCTTGAAGAACTCGGATGAGGAAAGTGCTGCTGCACTGTCAACAAACGAGGCTTTCTTCATACGTTCCATAATACTCGACATAATTGATGCTTTCCTTTAGGAGTTTACAGGTGAGACTACACGGGTCGATTGCCCGTGTAGTATTTACGGTTTACTTATGTGGATCAGTGAATCGTTTCGCGCTCAGAGACCTTGTTGATCTCATCCCCCAAGAAGATGTTCTTCTCCTCGAGTCGCGCCACAATGACGTTGATGATCTTGCGCATGCTGCTTAGACCGTTCTTCAGGGCGACCGCTTCGTTGGTCTCGTTGACTCGATTGAGTCTGTCAACGTCAGCGTTCGCCTCGCTCAGAATTTCACCGAGTGCTTCAGTCTGCACTTGCTGAATGTTCATGCGCTGAGTCATGAAAAACGCTTGAAGCTCAGGGTCATTGATGTAGACGCTCAGGTCGAACAAGTCAACTTCTTGTTCCACTTCGAACCCAAGTGTCGCGTAGTCTTCGATTACACGACGCAGATACTCTTTGGCATCGCGTTGCGTTTCGAAGTAGACGCTAACAAAGTCGCTTTCGACTTCAAACGTCGATTCAAACTTGATTTCTGCCGCAATGCTCTGAAGGTATTTGTGCAGTTCGGTGGTATCAGGTGTCTCAAGTACTTCGAATTTCGCGTACAGCATATTATGGTGAACCCCGTTTATTATGATGGTCTTTAGTAGTTAAGTGTTGTAGCGATGAAACGGTCAACCGCTTGGTGAATTGTCTCAAGACGTTTGCCGTCATGCTCTATGACATGATCAGCAGTCGCAGTATATACGAGTTCTTCAGAAGCGTGTGAAGAACTTTTGATAACTTGTTGATTCGTATTGACAATTTTCAACATAAGGCCACCATTCTGATGAACAAAGTCGAGTTCATTACCAAAGCGCACATCGGTATAGATCACATTGCGCTTTGGTGCTACGTCGGTCCAGAATGACTGCGAGATTGTGTCTCGAAAGAACTCTGTACCAGTCTTTTGCAACAACCGTCTTGGACTGGTCTTGAATCGCACCATCGGCTCTTTGTCAACCAGCTTATGCAGTATACGCATAAAGGCATTGGGCGTATACATCTCACCACGAAGAACTTCAAGATATTTTTTGTAGAGACCAGCATAGGCGTCTTTAGCGTTGAAGTAGCCAAGACATGCGACCAGACCATCGAAGGGGATGTCAATCGCTTCACCGTAAGCTTCGAGAATGTTAGTCAGCGCATCGTCAAACGCGCTACGCAAGTCGGCGTCAGTGTACGTGACCCGAGTCACTGTTTCACGCAGAGCGCGTGCCTCAGGGGTCGTAGGCTCAATGATGCTTGGTGCAATACCGAACACGTCTACGGTGAACTCTTTCAGTGGCCGGGCAAAGCTGTAGGTCTCGAACGATCCAACGCCTGCATCTTCCAACTTCTGAATCAGAATGCGCGCTGTAGTGTCTTTGCCGCTACCAGCTGCGCCCATCAAACCAATGCTGTCGATCATGTTGTGTATACCTTTATGTTAGGAGAAAAAGTCTTCAAGACTGATTACAGGTTCGTGTGACCACTTGATCGCCTCGAGGAAGATCAGTAGCGGACTCATGAAAGCGGTGTCAAAGATCGTGTCGCGATCAACGAACTTATCAAGCTCAAACTCGGCAGGTAAGAAGTAGTTGAAGCCGACAACGTCTTGGTTAATCGGATTCGGTCGCTTCAGGTCAATGAACTTGATCTTGTTACCACCACTGATCAGTTGCGTATTCATGCCACGCGATTTAACGAGGTGGTTGTGGACGAGTGCGGCCTTGACGTGCTTCGGCGTCCCTTTGATATAGATGCTTGTATCATCTGTATACTTTTCGAGGTTGTTTACACCACGAGGGATTGCAATATCGTTAACCGAGAGCTTCATAAACTCCTGACGAATCTCAGCTACACGCGCATGCAACTTGTTCTGGTCACGCGTCAGCGCGATCTTGTAGCACTCCTTCAAGTAGTTACGCGACCATTCAGGGGTCGACGACTTCACGGCTTCTAGACCAGTCACCTTGAACTTAGGCTCAGTGAAGCGAACGCCCTCGCTGTCAATGATGCTCATCGTGTAACCTTTCTTACGCACGAAGATGGAGATAGGCGAAATAACTTCACGCTCCCAGACCATCTTGTTTTGCATACCGTTCATGTATTCACAGAGTTCCTGCGAAAACTGATCGACCTTCGGTGACAGCACTTGCTTCATGAACTGGTCAAGCTGGTCAGCGATCTCGTTGTCGGTCATGTGACGAATGCCCATCATCTCGACCACGTCATCAAGTACCAGATACAACGAGTCAGTATCACCAGCCACAGTACGGTTCACATCGACAGTGCCAAGCATCTTGTTCAACAGTGCATTGACGCGGACGTGAGTCCACTTGTTGATCAGTTGACCAGACAGGGTGATTGCTTCAGCGTTCTCGACCTTGTAGTACAGGAAGTGTTCGTTACCGATAGCACCGTAACCAGCGTTGAGCAAAATCTTCAGTGCCAGTTGCAAGTTACCGTTCAGGCCGTCTTGCAGTTCCCACTTCTTGAGTTCCTGCACAAGATCATCAAGCATACCCTGAACCTTCATCTCAGCTTTGACGCGTTGAGATTCGGTCTGAGCTTTGAGCATCAGTTTCTTCTTGACCTTACGACCTGTGTACAACTCATCCTTGATCTCAGCCATGAAGCCAACATAGCTACGGTCATAGAATTCGAAGTTGCCGGCCATGATCAGGTTATACTTCGCCAGATCAGACAAGTCCACACGCTTATGAACCAGGTCGTCAAGTGTGTACTTCGATTTCAGTTCTTGTAGACATGCAGGTAGACGTTCACGAGGAATGTAGGTGTTCGGGCCGATGTTGTATTGTATTTCATTCATCGGATAAAGAGAGTTCAAGTCGATAGACACCAACCAGCGATGGAAACCCACAACAGTCGGGTGAACGAACGCACCGTCGAACTCTTTACCGGCCTGACGCTTGGCTGCAAACAGAGGCACTTGGCCTTTGACATACAGTTGCTTGGCGATCAGTTGTTCCCAGATCTTGGTTGTTCCCAGCGTCTCTTCATAGTTCGCCAGACAGTAGTAGGCGAGTGTGAAGGTGATGTTGAACAGCCCGAGCTTGTCATTCAGCGCTTTAACGAGCGCGGTATCTTTGATGTTATAGCTGTAGAACTTCTGTGGGTTCTGCTCATACAACGCACGCAGCGAGCCTTCTTCCTCATAACTCATCTTGCTCATGCCGAGTTCAGCATTACCGATGAAGTCCAGACGATAACTTTCACGCGGGACATAGATGTGTTTCTTGTACAGTTGCAGGAAGTCGAGGTGAGGAACACCCATGATGTCCGCTTTTAACTGAGGTTTGCCGAAGTTACCGTTAACTTCACGCAGTTCGATATGGTTGAACGGCGACAGGTGCGACTTGGTTGTCTCTTCACCCAAGATCTTGTAGCAACGATTGACGATGTACGGCATGTCAAACGTCTCAGAGTTCCAACCTGAAGTCGCATCATAGTTGAACTCTTTGAAGTGACGCAGCATCGCCTTCAACAATGAGACTTCACCATCACACCGTTGATACTCGACTTTCAGGTGACCTACATCTTTGTCTTGCGCATCGTGGACGTATTCTTTATCACCGATGCAGTAGTAGGTGTCGGTGAAGTTGTCATAGAACGTAATGCCGTTGATAGGCCACTTGACCTCAGCCGGCTCAGGGAAACCTTCACCATCAGGTACATTGACCTCGATGTCGAGAATACCCACACGAATCTGACTTGGATCGAACTCAGGCATCTTGCCATCATACAGCTCGATAATGAACTGGTTGGCGTAGTTGCTGTTGCCCTCGATAGTAAAGCCTTCAACATCCTTATAGGAGTTGACGAAGCCTTTAGCATCACGGATCGAATCGAACTGCACTCGCTTCAGGTCATAACCAAAGATCGACGGAACAGTGTCACCAGGTGCACTTGCATCAGCTTTGGTGTAGAGCGAGGGTTTGTAGAAGTCTACCTTCTTTGCATATGACTTTCCATTCTTGCGATAGCGAAACAGGATATTGCTACCCCATGTCTTATAGAACGTGTAGAGCGCATCAGTACTCACGTATTAGCAGCCTTAGTTGGATAAATGGGCGACGATACTACTAAAGGAACGAAGTCGCTGTAAAGGGATTACAGCGACTCGCAGGGGCGATTTACTTCAGCAGTGCGGCGATGTTCGGCTCAACGAAGGTCGAAGGCTTCATGATCTTGCCTTCACCGAAGTTGTCACGGAAGGTTACACGCTGGACACCAGCAACTTCAGCAAACGAGTAGCCGACGTTTTCGCGCTTGCGGACTTCTTCAATCCACTCACACATCGCGTCAATGTCTTTGACTTCGCTGGCGATTGGGAACTTGCTCCAGTTGCTTTCCATCACCGCATCGACGACGACATGCATATCAACCTTATACAGGTCTTCAGCAACGTACATCAGCAGGTACAGCAGGCTCATGGTGAATTCGATGTCGTGCAGGCCTTCTGCGAACAGGTTGTTGGTCGAGATGGTGCTGGTCAGCGACAGCAGGTAGTCTTGTTGCAGGCGAGGGTCCGTGCTGATGTCTTCACCGAACAGGTCTTCAACGTTGAAGTCGGCATTGAACTCTTGACGCATCAGGAAGTACTTGTAGGCAAGGGTGACGAAGATGTCAGCGATGCCATCCAGAGTTTCCTTCGTGTCTTTGGTTGCGATGCCTGCGATAGTTTCCATCACCTCTTCATGGATGTAGTTAGTCTGGTTCTTCAGGTCTTCAGCAGTGAAGGTGTGGGTCATCTTGCGAGCAACCGCGTTCCAGTCGATAACGTCTTGGATTTGGCGGTTAAAAGTATCGAAGTTCATAGTTGCATCAGTTCCTTTAAAGTGGTCATCATTGAGGTTGAGGTGAAGAAGGTCGCAGAGATGCGTTCAAACTCTTTATCGAGTCGCGGCACAAGCTTGTCATAGTTGTCCATGTAATGAACAATCAAGTCAGCCATTGCCTGTGGGTCTTGCATCAGCGCAGGGTCATACTTGAACAGTACGTTGTACATCTCCGAGTATGACAAGTAGTCGGGTACCATAGGGATAGCTCCAAGAGCCAATCCTTCATATGTACCGATACCGAGAGTTTCCTGTTTGTTTGCCGAGAACAGCAACTTAGAACGAGCAAGGATATTGTAATACTCATCCTTAGTCAATGAACTTTCCTGACAGGCAATGAACTTATATTGTGGTAACATAACTTCAAGTTGCTTAAACAGGTTATAGTTCTTCTCTTCACTTAGTCGGTGCGGAAAACAAACAATATCTTCCTTAACAAGATCAGCAGGTGTTGCACATTGCGCAATCTCTGCGATGTATTCGAACGGGAAGCCCGCCTTATGGATCGTTGAATGACGTCTATCGACACCGAGCGTATTGCAGAACATGTCAACATGGAACTGGGTTGCAAAGAAGTTCACGTCGGCAGCATAGAACATTGCGCGCTCAGCATTGAATGACCAAGTCTTGCTCGGGATCTTGCGACCAAGAAAGTCTTGAGGGTCATAGCTACCTGCGTGCCACATGCTGGCGATCTGAACATCTTTACCTGTCAGGTCAATCATGTAGCGCGCCATCAAGATCACAGGGTTCCATGCATCGGTGAACAACAGCACATCACCATCAGTGACTGTACCATCATCGAACGCACGCGCCAAGATGATCGCTTGTGATGCTTTGAACTCGTTGGTCTTCGTGAAGTTGAGAAACGCGCCTTCTGTTGCAGTGTCAGAGCCCCTGGCTTCCCCTGCAATGACGTTGACTTTCATCCCGTGAGTCTCGATCAATGCTGGAAGCGTGTGCTTCCAGATCGATGTATAGCGACTCTCAATCGGTTCTAGTTCGATGAGGTGCACTGTGCCCATGAGTTAGATACCGTCGCAGTAAGAGTTGACGCAACCGTTTTCACCATCTTCGTTCACTTCGATCTTGATGGTACGACCTGGCCACTGTGCAGCAACACGTTCAGCAAGTTCATCGGCCAGCATCTCGCAGGACTTGTGGTCGAAGTTCAGAGTGCCTTCGTCATACCACTTCAGACATTGACGTTTGAGTTGGATGAACTCGATATCACGGTCATTGTGGAACACTTCGAGGGTCAACTTGAAGTGGAACATATGGCGATGTGGCGATGCGAGAAAGCTAACATCATCCCAGCCACCAGTTGCCAACTTCGGATCAGTTGCAGCAGCTGGATAGCAATGGATACCTTCACGTTGAAAGGTCACGAATACTTCACTGTTATACTTGGTGATCATTAACTTATCCTGCTAAGTCGAAAAGAGTAGATTGATTGTTTGCTTCACTGAGGTGTTTAATGCGACGACTTTGAACCTTCTTACCGAAGTTCCGTTTCCAGTCGTTCCAACTTGCCATGTCATTTACATCGCGCAGGTGCAGCATAGGGTTCAACCCTTGCTCTTGCACGAACTCGGTCAAACTATACTCGTTAGTTGTGATTTCGTCAACATGGCGAGTAAAGTTAAGGATCGATGCGCAAATAAAACCAAAACAAATCTTCAACCGAAGTTCATTCATTGCGTCATCAGGCTCACCATGCCTGTCAGCAAATGCCTTATTACTTAAACGGATTGAATCCATAAAGATAATAGGGTCAAGGTTAAAGCCGAAGTAGGTTTCGATGTCGCGCATGATCTGTTCAGAGAACCGAGAGAAGGTCACAGGGAACTTCCGATTGCCTTTAAAATCGTAGCTGTAGTAATGACCCATCGTCACGCCACTCGTGTGTGATGTCGAGTCATACGACACATGCACCCCATCCAACATGCCTGAACGCTTGAACATCACCGCAGGCAATAGACGCTTGACGCTACCGACTCCAAGGATGTGCAAGGTATTCTTGATGTGGTCTGGTGCTTCAAGTTGCGTGAAGCTGAACATGCGTTCGATGTCTTCCAGCGGGCCTGTACCGAGGCCTGCCGCCCCTAGAGAGATACCACCGATGTACTGATGCAAGTTATCAGGAATGGTCTCAAGCAGGACATCTAGCCATTGCTTGTACGTGTCAACACAGTTGCCTTGAATGATCAACAGCGGCTTGCAGCGCATGCGGTCATTGTCAACGATGAATTCGATTTGCTTGCGGATGTTCTCACCAGTACGCTTGGCATAGTCGGTGAAGTTCGCAGCATCAAAGAAGCGGTCATCGGTATCGTTACGACCAGACGTCTTGCCTGTCAGGACAATCGGGATTTCATCGAAGCTCATCGCAATGTCCGAGTATTTCGACTGGATGTCATAGACATCTAGCTTCATTTGCTCGGTAATCGTCAGACCCTGGGTGATGATCTGAAGGCCACCAGAGTCAGAATGGATCTTATGCCACTGCTTGTAGAACTCGTTGACTTGCGGGCCGTACTGCTTTTCAGTGTGCGCGTTGAACAGGCAACTGTACGTGTGCCCGTACTTACCTTGCATAGAGCCGATCATGTCGTCAATAGCAAGGTGTGCGGGCGACTCAAGTGCCATCTTTTGCATGATCCGCGTGTGGCTCAGACCAGAAGCAACGTACTCAAACATTTAAAACCTCACTTGGAGTAGACGATGCTCATGAACTCTTGACGGCATACTGGATTACTGCTGAACGAACCACCGAGGTACGAAGTGACAGTATGGCTACCGTGATCTTCAACACCGCGCGACTTGACGCAGTAGTGTTCAGCATCGATCACCACAGCAACGTCTTCGGTGTCGAGGATGAACTGAAGACTGTGTGCGATCTGTAAGGTCAGACGCTCTTGGATCTGTGGACGGCGAGCGAAGTACTCAGCGATACGGTTGAGCTTCGACAGACCCAGTACCTTACCCTTAGGGATGTAGGCGATGTGCGCGATACCGTCAATCGTGACAAGGTGGTGTTCGCAGCTCGACATGATGGTCACGTCTTTCTCAACAACCATCTGGTTGTAGGACATCTTGTTGTCGACAGTGGTAGCCTTAGGGAAGTTCTCGGTCTTCAGGCCCCAGAACAGTTCTTTGACAAACATCTTAGCCACACGACGAGGCGTCTCAGCCAGAGAATCATCAGCCAGGTCAAGACCAAGAGTGGTGAGTACTTCGGTCATGTGATCTTCGATAATCCGAACCTTGTCGTCGTCGCTCAGGTCAGACGCGATAGTCGGTGTAGCTACACCTTTCAGGATCAAGTAATCGTTGACAGCTTTGCCGAGTGCTGCATCGGTTTTCGTAGGTTGGAATGACATCGATCTACCTTTTTGATGGTGTTGAGAATAAATTTCATGTGAACCTATTTAGGATAGGATATTATAACAGAGGAAAGCAGGAAGGCGAAACTCTTTTGTCTAGAGTTTCGCCTTCCTGGTGTTACGGTGTATCGTTGCGCGGTGTTACTTCTTGACGTAACCAGCAGCCTTCTTGGCAACGCTGAGCATTGAGTAGAACGTGGTCTTGCGCAAAGGTTCGAGACCAAGTGCTGCACCCCTTTTATTCGCCTCGTCGAAAAGTTCACCAGTACTCTTATTGAAGCCAACTTCTGCGAACATCTTGTTCAGCATTTCCCAACGACCGTTGCGAGGGTGATAACCACGCTCATCGACACCATCGTTTGCTATTGATGGTGCTGGGGTTGGAGCCGGAATAGTCGCGATAACGGTACCTGACGCTTTCTTGCCCCTGGAGCCCTTAGCTGGTTGCACAGCTGGTGTTGCGGCATTCAGTTGCGAGTCTTCAGCGTTCAACTCAGCGAGCAAGCTAGCGAGATCAGTACCTTCGAGATGCGCAAGCATCTTGATTGATTCGATTGCGATTTTAGCGACTTCAATGCGAGCTTTGGTAGTGTCGATAGTTTTCATGGTAGTACTCCAAGTATTCAAGAATGGTTTCAGAACACAACAGACTCACTAACAGAAACGACGCAATACTACGAAAACAATGCGTTTGAATCGATTACAGCTAACTGTTAACTCTTGTCTGTGTCAGCAGCACCTGCGTCATTGCTAGTGCTTGTGTCTGCTGCTTTGTTGTCATCTTTGCTTACATCTTTAACACTAGCAGCCGTTGTCGCAGCCGTCAAGCTTTTCTTTTTCGCCATACTCAACATCGAGTAGAAGCTACCGCGATTCAGCTCTTTCAGACCAGCAGCTACACCACGCTTGTTCGCTTCGATGTACAGGGCCGCTGCATCATCGAACCCCTTTTCAGCGAACAGTGCGTTCAGCACAGTCCAGCGACCGTTGCGCGGCTTGAAGCCCTTTTCACCACGAGCGATGTCAGTACCTGGAGCGCGTGCTTTTGGTGTTGCTGGGGCCGCCGGCGCTGCTGGTGGTGCATCAGTCTTCGGTGCATCAGTCTTCGGTGCATCTTCGACCTTTGGAGCATCAGCTTCAGTTTTTTTACCGCCCTTCTTCGACGACGAAGTCTTTGCAGCTTTCTTCGCGTCTTCAGCAGCTTGCAGGGCGGCCTCTTCGTCAGCTACGCGCTGGTCGATGATCTTGCACGCTTCGTCGTGAAAGTCTTTCATCGCACGCTTAGCAGTCGTCTCGCTCATACCGAACTGTTCAGCGAGTTCTTTCGCTTTCAGTTGCGGCTTCAGCAGGGATTCGATAGCGAGGTTCAGTTTAACAGCTGGGTCGATAACTTTGATTGGGCTAGTCATGATATATGTCTCTCTTCAGAATGGTGTAGTTTCGCTTCAGTGATTTCATCTTAACTCTAGTGAGTACCTGCGTCAACCTGTTTCTTCAATCTTTTTGGTTTTCGCTTTCTGACTCGCTTTGCAACCACTTCACGTTTCGTCTTTCTATAGAGCAGATACTACAATGGTCTAACAGTTGCGTCAACCTGTTAGACCATTGTGTTTACCTATCGACTAGGTTATGCTGATAGCTTGCTGTACCAATCAAGCGCGTCCTTCGGCGCGATGTAATCCCAACTTGCTTGTTTGACAAGCAAGAACGCCGTAGGGTCGCCCATGAACTGTTCACCACCTGCGATCAACTGCTTGTAGGTCTTCATTGCAGTCTCACGGTCTACGGTGATGTAGGCGCTGTTGCATTCATGCTCACGGCTCTCAACACGCGACACATAGCACCGACCGTTGGTAACGTGGGTGATATACGGTGAAATGAACTCCCAGATGAACAGAGAGGACATTTCCATGCTTACGCCGCATGGTAGAATGCGCAACTTGCTGAACAGACCACCTGGCTTGGTCATTTCTTGTGTGATACCACTGATACGCTGGTCGTTCGCTGGCAAGACGATTGTGTGGTCAAAGTAGTATTCAAGAAACTTCTTGACTTCTTGCAGTTCACCGAAGGGAACTATCCAACCATTTTCGTCAATTTCACCAGAGAAGGTGAGAGAGATCGTTCGGTCATATCCATGAACGCTTGCGCACTCACCTGGCGAGCCGTCTGGTTCTTTGTCGAAGAACTGGGCATGCGCCGTTGCAAGTCGTTGATAAACTTTGGTGCTGTGAACCTCAATCATTTTTCAAGTCCTTCCTCATTACACCTAAGTACATTTTGATGAACGCCGCCAAGCTTAGCAGTGAACCTATTAACGTGAAGAACAGCGCTTGGTAGTCGCCCTTGTCGAACGTTAACCAAACCCAGCACGCATCAGCAAACAGGTATGTTGCTACAGCTTGATAGATTTTACCCTTTAATGAAAGGAAGGCCCCGATACACATCAGGATACCTCCCCATGTTGCGATGGTGATCATCAGTTAGCGTCCGATTTGATCATCGCCCCAGGTCAGAACATGTACCCGAGGGCTGACGTTCCACTGGTACTCTTTGATCGCTTTGTCTGCGATACGACCTACAGCAGGGTCAAGCTGTTGACCGATCACACCGCCTACAGGCATTACCCAGACATCGGGATCGTGCCAGCTATCACAAGTGACGTCATCGATGATCTTGTACACGATCTCCTGAGCTTGATCCCATGCGCGTTGATCTTCGTTCAGAACGAACTTCAAGTAGCTGTGAGGGCAAAGCTCAAGGTAGTCAAGCATCAGGTCAACGCGAATGGCCTTTTCAGGTTGCTCACCAGAGACGTGCAACAACTTCGGAGACATCGAGAAGTACACCATAACTTCACGGTCACGCAGGTCATTGATCGCTGTGCGCAACTCGGGCTTGATCGCTTGGGTAACGTTTGTTTCGAAACCGACCCAGGTCGGATAGTCTTCATCGTCGATCCAATGCTGGATGATCTCGGCAATCGCTTGCTGTTGCATCATCGGTTCACCACCTGTGAAGACATGACCAACTTTACCATCGAAACGGTTGTTGACTGTCATTGCGCGAATCTCAGTCGCAACTTCACGCGTGGTCTTGGTCTTGACGAGGTGCTTGAACTGTGCGCTCCACGAGTACGCGGAATCGCAACCAGTGCTTGGGGTTGGCACTTTCTCAAGCTCGGTGATGTTCTTTACGTCGATCAGCGGGTATTGCTCTTCCCATGTCTCAGGGTTGCCCGGCTCGACTTGACCGAAGCCACGGCACTGCAACGAACACAGATACAAGCGCAGCCAAGTGCACAGCTTACCTGTGTTGAGTGCTTCACCCTGAATCGAGTAGAACATCTCAGTGAACTTTACATCTTTCATACTTTAGCTGTCCGGTAGTTTTCGAAGAGTGCATTGTACAGGGTGTCCTCATTAGTACACAACAGGTCAAGCCACGATTTGATGAACGCCATGTCAGTGGCCGGTTCTTCATCTTGATGGTAAGGCGTCATGTACTGAGCAGGGATGATCCCTGCTTTCTGCACCTTATTTAGGTGGTCAACACGATCATCAATCAAGATGTCTACGCGGGCAAACTGTTTCTGATCGGTGCCGATGAAACCAGACATGAACGGGAAGTTGCGTTCAAGAAAGCTCTTCTTGCTTTCAAAGTGGTTACCCATCAGCTTCGACACGAAGACGATCTGGTGATGTCTGCTGAGTTCCTTCAACGCATTGACAGAGTGCGCGATAGGCTCAAGCTCATCGTAGACATACTCCTCATCCCAGAAGTCAAGCGCAGTTTCTGGATTGACGAAGCCAAACAACTCACCGAAGTGATATGGAATCATACCACGTTCAGCGATCAGCTCAGCATGGTTAAGTTTGTTGCGACACTTCGAGTTGCACCAGTCAAACCACGCAATGTCGCTGTTCACGACAGTCAGGTCAACGTCTACGCCGATGATAGCCATATTAGTTGTCAAACTCAACGTAGGTGATGTCAGCAAAGCCGATGCTCTTGACGATGTCCACGATGCGATCCCAGTCACCACCACCCAGACCTGCGCCGATCTTCGGGATACCGAACTTCGGTTGAACAGGGTATGCAGCAAACATCATGTTGATCGCGTACATGCCACGCGCAAACGCTTCGTAGTCGATGTGGACACCAGGCCCGCCCATCGTTGCTTGCGTGTAAAGGTTGATACCGAACGGCCGGTCGATGAATGGGTTGCCGGTCTGAGTCTCATACTTGACAAGCTGAGCAACCGAGAAGTGACCGAGCTTGCGGATGTCGCTCATCCGAGTCGCCAAGTCAGCCTCATACATCTCAGGCAGTTCACGACGAATCTCAGCAGCGATACCGCTACCCATCGTGTTGTGGATGTTCGCACCGTGAATGATGATGTCGAACTGGCCTTGCTTGACCATCGATACCAGATTACCTGTAACAGTTTTCATCATGATTTCCTTGAGTTAGGCGATGTTAGATTGCAGCACGGCGATGAGTACCCGCGATGCACGCGCAGACAGGTTACAGTCGAGGATCATCTGAGCAAGTGTCGCGATGTCCGATGATTCAGTATCGACTGGTTTAGCTTCGACTACAACCGCTTTCGTCTCAAGTTGAGTGGGGAACTGACGCAGAGCAGTCAGAACTTCAGGAGTGCCAGCAGGCTTGGTTGGCAGCACCGCGTCAAACAGGTTGACTTCGGTTTTGTTCTTGTAGGTGATCTGGTTGACAAACCGCTCACGATAGATCGAGGTGTGTTTGATGAACAGAACGAAGCGCTTGTCGTGGGACAGGATCTTCGCGTCTTGCAAGTTGACCATACTGCGACCGTTCTCGACGATGTAGGCTGCGATCTTCGCGGCATCGAGTTCGCCCAGCTTGAAGTTCTCGGAGTGCAGGGTGAAGGTTTCAACACGTTCGACAGGGGTGAAACTGACAATCCAGAAGTCACGACCACTGCCGTCGATGCCGGTGGTAACGCCCCAGTACTTCGATTTACCGCGACCGTTTACATAACCGATCCCGTCATACTTCATGCTGTGAACTCGCTTCATACTGTCTCTCTTGTGTGGATGTTTCGAAAGTTAGGCGTAGTATATCGATGCTGTTTCCTGTGTCAACGCCTAAGGCAAGAAAACCCTAGAATCTTTTGAACTCTAGGGTTTTCTTACGGAGCGCTGTTACTTTTTCAGTTTCAGGATCCCGATCAACAACTTGGCAGCACTTTTCGAGATGTTACCGTCGAGGATCATTCTTGCGAGGTTCGCGGTGTATTCGTCGTCACCTTTAGCATGTCGCTTGACGTGCTTGATGTCGACATCTGTAACCTGTTCTTCAACCTCAACCTTGTCGAAGTCAGGGTTCGGTACATAGACGTCTTGATCGGTGTACGGTTCACGGTAGATCGCGTTACCACGCAGTCGCATGACAAACAAGCCGTCTTCGCACAACACTTTCAGCTTGACAGTCGACGTCTTACGACGACCAGTCTCATAGATCGCGCTGGCGAAGCGCGCTGCATCAACTTCACGCAGGGTGAAATCACGCGCGGTCAACGAGTGAGTCACGGTGCCGTCTTGTGGTTGATAGCTGACTGCCCAGAGATCGCTACCGGACTCGCTGGTATTTGTGGTAACGCCCCAGTACTTCGATTTACCGATGTTGTTGACGTAACCGTGTTCGTCGCGGTTCAAGTTAGACCTTCTCATAACAACCTACCTCATCACGTTTGTCTTCACATGAGTCGGATTCTACACGATGCAGGTAGGTTGTCAACCGTTTTTGTTAGACAGATGTACCATCGTCACCAAGGGCGTTGAGCATACGGTCATCGTAATTGTCGTTGGCCCAGTCGTAGGACTCGAGGTCTGCTAGGTCGTCATCTTCAAGGTCGAAGTACTCTTCAACGAATGCGATGGCCACGTCAGCGTCTTCGAATTCCATGTTGCCGAGGCTGAGGTCAGCAGCATCATACAGACAGAGAATAGTATTACCTGAGACAGGGTTCCACTTCAGTGCGTAGGACTCTGCGGCTTGTAGCTGTTCGTCGGTGAACTGAGGGCTTTCGCCTTCCATAAGCTTCACCACACGATTGATTTCCATGTGTTCTTTTAGACTGATCATCTGTATTACCCTTTGTGAGAATTAATAGTGGTATCAATTTATTTATCGACACCACTATTTACGCAATCACATCAAGTCGAACTCATCAGGTACTTCAATCGTCCCTAGACCGTAGCCCAGCGCGTGTTGTAGCAAGATCACGTCCTTGCAGCAGTCGTGGAGTGAGTTGTGTTTGACGAACCCTTCAAACAGCCCTTTAGGGACTGGCAGCTTACGCAGGTGTGGGTCGAGCATGGCGTAGGAGATCGCAGTACGAACATCACGTTGCTGCCAGAATGCTACAGGGAAGTTATCTTCGGTTGCATTGAATACAGTGCGCATGATGTTTGCAAGAATTGAAAAATCGAACGATGCACCACGCACATACGCCAGCGAGTTCTTAGGGTCAATGCCAGAACCGACACAGAATTCCTTGAACGCATTGATACCGTCTTGGATGCTGACGTCGATCTGCGACGGGTTGAAGACTTCGCGAGCTTCAGCACCTTGCTTAGCCCACCAGTCCAGAGTCGATTGATCAACGGTCCGACCTTTCTGTGTACGCACATCGAACTTTACCCTGAACATGCGCTTAGGGCTGTTGATGAGGTTGGTGAACTTGTCGATCTTCGATTCATCGAACACTACAGCGGCGAGGTCGAGAACGATAGCAGTAGGGCGAACGTCAACAGTTTCGAAGTCAAACAGGACGCTAGGTGGTTTAGACATTGCTGTTTCTCGTTGAATGCCATGGGCACATTTGATTGATCAGACAGATATTAGAACCGAAGTAGTTCTTATTGTCCAGTTTAGGGCAGGTACATCCCTTGATCTTAACCCAATGCGTGTGGTAGCGCGCATCTTGTGGGAATTTCCACACCTTCTGTAACTTGAACTCAACCTGTTCGATCAGGTTCACTGGATTGTCATAGTTCTCAGGGTTCGTCAGCAGGTCGTCAAGTGCGTTGTACAACGCTTGCAACTTTTCGTGGTCGGCATCATCAAGCCCTTGTTGTTCAGCGAGTACTAGGTTTACATTTGCCATATCATCTCCTCTATCTAGCCGTCCAGCATACATGCCTAAGGAATCGGAGTCAACAAAAAGGACCCTTGCGGGCCCTAGTCGGTTAAGCGATTACTTCTCGTTAAGGAGAGCAATGAACTTGTCGATCTGTTTACCATCGTGCATGAACTGATTGGTGTAGCGAATGCAGAACACGCCGCCTTCGCCGTTCGTGTCGAACTGAACAGTAGGACCCGAACCAGACCAGTCAAGATGAACGTGGCTACCGAACTTCTTGGCATCAAAGTCTTCGAACTCGACAGACTTGACTTTCGATACAGGAACAGTACCGTCCATAAAGATGTAGACGACCTTGTTCTTCCTGTTCATTGATCCCCCTAGCGCCTCATTGATAAACCCCTTAAAGTGTTTGATACCTACAGCGGTTGTATTTTCATTTATACCGTGTTTCGATTTTAGCTCGGACATCATATCTTTGTCAATCAGTTCGCACTGATATGCCCGATAAATTTTCACTTGTTCGTTGACGTTGAACACTGCCCACTCAGGACTAATCACACTTGTTTCGCTATAACCAGTGCCTGGGCCGGCTGCTTTGAAGTCGCGATCATACTGACCAAGAGACGCTTCCATCTCAAAGATGTAGCCCTTCGCACCAAGACCACGCGTCATACGACCATCAGACATGTACTGGCTGACTTTGTCGATCACGTTACTGAAGTAGATCCCATCACCGAGCATACGACCAGCAACCGAAGGGTCATTCGACTTGATCACACGGAATCCGTAACGCAAGATCATTGAAGCAGCGACTGTACCCGTACCGTGGAACACAGGGCGCATGATCTTCGAGTTAGTCCCTTCAGCGGCCATCTTAGCAGTCCATGCAGCATAACCAGCGTCCTGAATCGGGATGCTTACGTCGAATGCACGAACGATCTTGGCTGCGATGTTACCGTGACGATAGCGGTTGAACGCATCGTACTCCACCGACATTTGCTCAAGCTCTTCAGCAGTCTTAGGCACTTCGGTGACAGCAAGGGTGTTGATGTCCGATTTGTTGATTGTCTTCGACATCACGTCGGTCAATGTCGCGTTGTCGTCAATTTTCGGCGCACGTGGTACTTTGATGTTGTTGTACTTGAGGATGTCCAAGATACGTTTTTCATCGAGGTCAACAAGTGGCTTGATTGGCACATGGTCACCTGCAAGGGCATCACGAGTCACTGCGACGAACTTGTTGGTGATTACGCTTTTGGTAATGATCTTCTTGTCGTCTGCGGTCAACTGATTGAACAGTGCTTCACCGACTTTTGGATCACTCTTCCATGCACTTACAACAACCTGAGCATTTGCGTCTTCGAACTCACGACGTTGCGATGGCTTTGTCCCACGGAAATAACTGTTGCTCGATGCGAACAGCGATTCATAGGACGCCTTTGACAGTTTGTCCATGTTACCGCTTCGGTTGAGACCATCGATAATCGAAGAGACACTAACCACACGACCACTTGCAGCAGTGCGAGCAATAGCGGCATCAGACGCTTTAGCATTCAGTACAGCAAAGACCTCAGCGGCATTGTACCTATAGTTAAATGTTGGATCTGTAATCACATGTTCGCTGACTACTTCTGTACCTAGGATATCGGCCACTTCGTTAGGGAATGTCGCTAGGTCTTTAAGCAGCTTCGCTGCCGCCTCAGCCTTAACAGCGTCAGAACTGATGTTGTACAGAGCTTTTGACATAGCCCAAGTCGTACCGTACATCCGACCAGTGTTGTTATTCAACAGGGTCATAATACCAACACGTTCGTTGTACTTATCGAGAACAACCTTCGAACGCGACTCATAATACATGACCATCAGACCGTCATTGGTGATGATACCGGCCATCAGCAGTGTATCGAGTTGAGCCGATGTCAGATACTTTGCCAGGCCCTTCACGATGATCGTTGAGATGAAAAAGCTACTCTGACCAAAAACGACAGTACGGGCGATGTTACGGACGTATGCGTCCATATCGATACCGATAGGCTGGATGCGTTTCACGAACGCGTCATCACCATAGCTGTAGTTGTCATGTTCGATCAGGGCGACATCGTATAGACGTTGAACCCGCTTTCTGAAGTAGATCGTTGCGCCTGGTACAAACGGCGACCCTGGTGATGCAACGAACAACGCATAGAGCCGCTGTTCAATACTCAAGGTAAGATTTTCAGTATCAGGTAGACTTGCGATACGATCAGCGTATGCCGTCTGAACGGTTTTGCGAAGATTTGTAACCGTGTACCCGAACATGTGACTACTGATAATGTCGTCAAGCGTTTCATCGATGAAGTCTGCGCTAGCACCTTTGATAAAGCTTGCCAACATATCACCGAGGACGTCTTTGTCATACAAGTTCGTGGAGCGGATGCTTGTTTGGAAGTTCGTCCACTGTTGCAATTTGAACTGTGTAAGGATACCATCCTCTGGACCAGTATACGCGCCGAAAGAAATCATGGTCCGACTTGCGAACAACGAGTCAAGTGCATCGATGATCACCGCAGAGTTGGTGAAGAGGCTGTCGATGTCATCAACGTTGTAGTCGCCGTTAGGCAGAGTGCGAACTTTCGGGTTACTTGCATAAGCGCGAACGATATCAACCGCCATTGAAGCGGTCATCATGCTGTAAAAGTACAACACAATCGCCGACTTGATACGGTCACCGTCGGCGATACTTGTCTGGCTATCTGCAAGGTATGCCTCGACTGCGGCAATAGTGTTACCGAATGAGGCATTCGTCATGCCGTTGATGATACCAGTGATCAATCTTTGGTCAGCCAGGAACGAACTCTGAGCAGTCGTGTCGGAGGTAATGTTGACGATGTACGCGCACACGCGGCTATAGACGCTTGCGAGCATCTTAGCAACAGACCATGCACTGTTGACCATGACAGGACTCGAACGCAATTGAGCAAGTTCCTTAGGGACGTCACCCAGTGCTTTTACCATGTCTGGTACGTTTGCGACGGAGATTGCAGCGTGCACTTTGATGTAAGAGTAGGCTGAAACGTCATACCGCTTCAGATAGAAGCCCATACCTTCGTCCCATTCTTTCATGTTGACGTTGGCGAACATCTGGTCGAGTGGCTTGCTGACGTACAGCGCGTTGAACATCGGTTCAAAGTGGTCTTGCATGTATTTGCGGTGCACGCGTACATCACGCAAGATCGCCGCGAAGTCGTCACGCCCTTTAGCGAAGTGCAGACGGTTGAACAGCGAGTCATTGAACGCTGTCGGGTTGTTCATAGGGTCTACTGCATCGACTTTCGGCGTAGTATTGACGACAGGGGCAACTAGGGCGACGACAGGGGTCGGTGTTGTAGCGGTGACAATCTGATTCGCTACAGCAACTGCGACAGCCGCTGAACCGTCAGACTTGGCATCAGGTGGAGTTGCTTTGACCAGGCTCGCATAGAACGGGTTCGACTTGACAGCAACGGGGTCGAAGTCTTTACCACCGAAGAACGGCACAGTACTTTGACGGTTTGTGTAGTACAAGTGGAACACAGTCTTTTCAGCGACAGCACCTGCAAGATCCAGAGCAGCGCGTGGTTCGGTCTTGAATGCGCGTTGAATGACCTTGACGATGAACGGGGCAAAGCGCTCATACTTCGCAGGGAAGGTAAAGTCGTAAGACGAAGTCTGGTGACCGTCAGGACTTTCTTTGTACAGCTGGTACGACTTGAGCAGAGTGACCAGGATTTTCTTCATGTCACCGACATCAAACATCAGGTCTTGACTTTTCAGTTTACCACCGGCCGCACGGATCGATACGAACACCCAACGACTGTTACGACCGATCTCAGGCTTGCGCAGCACACGGAACGCGTACTCTTTGTTTTTGTCAGTGACGAACTCGGTCTGGAACTTGAGCGTAGGGATGCCTGGCATCTTGTTTGCCGGCGTTTCTTGGAAGTCGAAATACTTCGCACTGTTCAAATCAAGAATCTCAGTCAGCAGAGATTCAAGCATCAATTCTTGGTCTTCCATTAAGGCGTGCCCTTTATGTGTAAGGTGATTATCCATCTATTTAGAAAACAGGAAAGCCCCAACTAAGGGGCTTCGTTATTTGAGGTGGGTTATGCGATGTGACCTTTAGGATCGACTCGGAAGTATTCGAAGTCTTCCAACGTCGCAGCACGCAGCACGTCAAGTCTACCGACACTGATAGGGCCGTTGAGCCAGTCATGGCCACCTAATTGAATCTTACCAGCGAGTACACCATACAGAGTAGTGCCTTCTTGCGAGTAGATCAGCGTGTTTTCATTCAGCACATAATATTTGGTCATCTTCACTCTCCCTTGTCTGTAGTCTGTAGCGGTTATAACACCACTCATTCAGACAAACAATAGACCAGCGCCGCCTGCTGCTTCCCATGCATCAATCGCTTTCTGCCGATCGTCGACGAGGATGTTGATGAAGTAATTGCTGTCAACGTGTTGACCTTTCATCTCGACTTTGTCAACGAAGATCACTTCGATGTCACCGATGTGTTCAGCGATCCAATCAAGCTTTGCCCGACGAACAGCTTCACTGTTGATCCAACCGCTTGCGCTCAAGATGCAAACGTCGGTGCTATGAGCATTTGTCTCGGCAGCAAGCATCTGCATACCTTTTGCGATTGGCCGCATGTTGCGAAAGAAGTCGTAGGTGAACAAGGTTTCTTTGATCGCGTTTTTTTCAGCAGTGCCCATCGTGTTGAACACTTCTAGTGGGATATCACAGTTCGATTCAAAAGCGTGAACCCAATCACACAACACACCGTCCATGTCGAAGTTCACTTTAGTTGTAACGCTCATCTCAATTCCTTAGTTCTTATCAGACGACTTACTTGATGTGACCGATTCTACGGGCAACTAAGGTAGCTGTCAACCCCATGTGTCAACTTTAGGTACATAATCTTTGATTTTGTTGTAGACGGCATCGCCTAGCTCAGCACTTGACAATTGTGGTGAACCTTGCTTCTTGACCAAGATGTAGTTGGCGTCTTTGACATACGCACCACCTTTACCAGACTTCGCGATAGTGGTATCAGTGCCGACTCGGTTGAAGCTGACGTAAATCGCACCGTCCATGTACTTGAGCAGCTTGTCGCCCATGTCAAGTATTTTCTTCATGGTCAGAGCAGCACCCTCATGGGTCGCCATCAGAATTTCATCAGGGACAACCCGACTACGCTTGGCGTTCTGGTCGATTGCAACGTTGATGTCATTCACCACCCAGACGATGTGGATGTTCACTTTGCTGTAACCAAGCTCTTGCGCGTTGCGCGTGATCGATTCGAGTTTGCTCATGTCTTTCAGCGTAACGTCGAAGATCAGATTGGGCTTACGGTCTGCGGCTGAAGCGAGTATCGACGCGAATACGGTCTGATCGCTCTTGTTCGTGATGTTGTAGACGCTCGACAAGATGTCGTGCATTTTACCAACGTTGTCGGGGTTCTTCATGTCGAAGGTCTTGATGTCGTGACCTGTCTCTTCTTTGACCTTCTGCGCGAACTTGGTAGACTTCACCGCAAGCTCTTTCAGTGCATCAACGTCGAAGCTCTTACCTTCGATCCCGAGCAGGTTCGACTTCTGGAATCCTTTACCACTACCTGCACCACCCGCGAGAATGACCACGTTACCAAACTTCGGGTACGCGACTTTGCCGAAGATCATCAGCTTTTCGTGGAGTGACAGATATTCACCTAATGTGATCATACAAATACCTTTTGATGTAAACGGTCACATCACGAGTATAGCGCACCCGTGACGTAAAGATACTTGTATTTAGCTGATCGGGGGCTTGGTATACTCGACCATGTCATCAAATTCGCAACCGCGACCTTTGAAGTGGTCAGCCCAACGTTGTTTGGCAAGCTCGGGAGTTTCAGCATCGACTTCCCAGTGACAGCGAATGCCGCTGAAATCCCAGAATCTGATGTCGAAGTGTCTCAGCGGGGTTTGATTGCTCATGGTATAGTCCCTCTTCACTGTGTTGATGCACTCATCCTGTCACCAGCATGAGCGCGTGTCAACCTATACGATCTCGGTGAAGCCCTCATTCAACCTGAACTGAAGCTCACTTCTGAAGTGGTCTTTGAACTCATCGAAGCGCTGGGTCACGACGAATGTGTTTTTGTGTGGCAGCTTCTCACGCACCAGCTTCATGAACATCCCTACACCTTCACGGTCGATTGGCTCAAGGATCTCATCGAGGAACAAGATGTTGGTCACCACAGAGTTCTTAATCGACGCGACTTCGAGCAGAGCAAGCCACATAGCAAGGTTGACGCGACACTTCTGACCAGTCGACAGGTTATCGTAGGTGAAGCCTTCGCGGTTGATTGCGTTGATCTTGTCTTCGAACTTCTCGTTGATCGACAGGTTCAGATGGAAATCCATCGCACCCAAGTACTCGTTGAGACGGTTATTGATGAACTCGATATAGTCGCGCACGATAGACGCCTTGATACCGTCGTCCTTCAGCAACTCCTTACACTTCGACTGGGCTTCTTGTGTCAGCTTCAGACCGTTGAGGCTGTCAGTCATGAGCTGATGTGACTCTTTGGTCTTGGTCAACTCAGCAACGTACTGGTCAACTTTCGATTCAGCCGACAGACGCTGCACAGATGCGACGTTAGAGCGAATCTCACCGCGTATACGCTGCATCTCGCTTTCAAGCTGACGTATGCCTTGACGCAACGTTTGCTCACGCTGTTGGGCTGTTACAAGGGCAGTCAGGTCAGCTACTGCTTTCTGGTAGTGTTCAACCATGCTTGTGGCCGACGCTTTGATACCAGACACCTTGTCATTACACTCGGTGTGCTTGCTTGCTTTGGTGGCATCGTCGATTGCTTGCGAGCAAGTCGGGCAGACATCGTTGTCCTCGAAGAACTTTGCGGTCTTCTGAAGGTCAGTGATGTTCGACTGGAACTTGACTGCAACGTCTTCGAACTGACGCTTGGTCTTGCTGGCATCGTTGACCTTCTGCGCGATGTCTTTAAGTGTTTCAAGCTCATCG